CTGGTAATCTAAGGAACTCAGGACAATTAGGATTACCTTTTACAGAGAATGGACAAATGGTAGTTGAAATTAGTTATGGCGGTGCCGCGGCTGATTACGCTATTTATGTCCATGAAGACTTAGAGGCAAGACATCAGCCCGGAAAGAAAGCCAAATTCCTAGAAGGTCCATTAAAGCGGCAGACTAAAGGCATGAGCACTCGATTAACTCGGGCAGTAGAGAAGGGCTTAGGACTGTAATGCCAACCATCTTAGAAGCAGTAGGAACTTACATAGATAACAACAATGCGACTCTCACGCTTGGGACTAACTTATTTTTAGCCAAAATGCCTGACACCCCTGATGTATGTGTTTGTATTTATGAGTATGAAGGCTTTGCTCCTATTGAGAGTTTTGGAGCAGTTGCTCGAGATGTAGACCGCCCTAGTATTCAAATTGCAGTTAGAGCAGGCAGAGATGATTACCCTGCGGCTAGGGACTTAGCAGACACTTTAAGGACTTTAGTTGCAGGTATGACTAACGTTAGCGTGGCAGGCGTGGCAGTTATGAGGGTGGCTTCATCTGGAAGTTTATACCCACTTGGTGCTGACGCATTAGACCGCCCGCGTGTTGTATTTAACCTAGACTGTCATGTGGATGTGTAAACTTGGGCGAGATAGAGGTTAAACGAGACCCCTACGCCCGAGGAGAGAATCGTGACGAATTCCCAAGATGTTGGCGATGTAACAGAATCCTTGCTGAGTTCCTATCAAGACCATGGAAACTCAACTGCGGAAGATGTAAAGCCACAAATCAACAACTCGCTTAGTTTAGATGAAGCGTTAGATAAGTTCGTTCCAAATAAAAAAACAAATGGAATGGTTTGTTCAGTTAAAAAAATACTGGACAGTATCGAAGAACCAACTAAGTCAAAGTTAGTTGCGTTAATAGAAAATCGAGAAGTTTTATCCCTCGACCTAACTACATTGTTAAAAAACTATAATCATTACGTAAGTGCTGAGGTTATGCGCCGACATCGAAGACGCGCTAAAGGCGGGGGTTGCTCTTGTCCGATTTAGATGACGCGATAGATAAGTTATTACAAACTTCAACTAATCCTGCTAATGAACCTAATCCTAGAAAAATAGGAGCGGAATGGCAAGCAGGAGTTATTTGGAATGGCGATGAAGGAACAATTACTACTACCGCTTTACCATTAGAAGAAGCACCTAACTGGGACGCGATACTTCGTATTTGGGGATTAGACCCTGAAAATTTCAAAGTAGTTGAACCTGTCTTATTTAATGTTTGGGGTAATCCTGAAGGTGCATTAAATCGCCAATGGAAAGGCAAAGTAGTCCAAATAAAAGACGATGCCCGCAAAGAAGATTTAACTGAATTAGAAAACGAAATAAAAAAATATAAACCTAAGTTAAAAACTTCTTTCGAAGGCGAAGGTTCTTTAGTTGTAGTTCTATCTGATTGGCAAATAGGTAAAGCCGATGGTGATGGATTGAAAGGAACTATCGAAAGAATCTTAAACGCCATAGATAAAGTTGAAGTCCGTATAAAAGAGTTAGAAAAACTAAAACGCCCTATCGGTAAGTTAGTAGTTCTATGGACTGGAGATTCTATTGAAGGTTGCGTAGGGCATTACGCCCAACAAACCTTTTCAGTCGAATTAGATAGGCGTGACCAAGTAAAAATAGCAAGACGACTTCTAAGAGATGCTTTAATGCGTTGGAGTAAATACTTCCCTACTGTTCAAGTTTTGGCCGTAGCAGGTAATCATGGCGAAAATAGAAACGGCTCAGGAAAGTCTTATACGACCTTAAATGATAATGATGATGTCGCTATCGTTGAACAAGTGGCAGAGATATTAGAAGCCAATGAAGAGGCTTTTGGCCATATTCAGTTCGCTATTCCGAAAGACCGCCTAAGTATTACTGCCGAAGTTTCAGGTTGGGTATTAGGAATAACTCATGGGCATGCCGCTCGAAGAGGCGGACAAGGGGTTGAGCAGAAATTAAGAAGATGGCTAGAAGGTCAGGCTTTGGGTCGCCAACATGTGGGCGGTGCTGATGTATTAGTTTCAGGCCATTTCCATCATTTTAGAATTGCCGACTGGGGCGGTTGCGTTTGGTTACAAGCGCCTGCAATGGACGGCGGAAGTGATTGGTGGCAAGAAATTACAGGTGAAAAATCTGAATCAGGCGTATTAACTTTTTGTATGTATCCTGAAATAAGAGTTACGGATATTGCTTTGCTTAAGTAAGTCTAGCCGTGATACTTCCTTACTTAATGGTAATCTAAGTGTAACGAGTCCACCGAGACCCCACTACATATAGTACCCATTGAGGTCCAAGGTAGTTGGGTTGGTGTTGCCTTAAGGAGGCTTACATGACCCAATACCGTGCAGTAGTGGGAATTGATTACCCGCCTAATAAGCGAGTTGAAGCAGGCGAATTAGTAAGTGACCTGCCTGAAAAATCCGCTGTTTGGCTTCTTGCTAATAATCTTATTGAAGAAGTAGACGGCAAAAAATCATCTAAAAAATCCGCCCCAGCAGAAGAAACTGCTGTTGAAACCGTAGATGAAATTAAAATTAGTGATGGCGTAGACCCAGCCGAAGCCAAAACAATCATTGAAACTGCTGAAGAATTGAAAGGTGAGTAACTATGCCAACTTTTAGACATGGTAAAGGAACAGTCGTACTTAGTAACCAATATGACTTATCAGGCTACCTAAATAGCCTTACCCATACCAACGCTGTTGAAATTCCTGAAACTACTACCTTCGGTTCAACTGACCGCTCTTACATTACAGGCCACACAGACGGCTCAGTAAGTTTTGAAGGTCTTTTTGATGGAACAACTAATGGAACGACTGTCGGCGCAACTGCTGATGGTGTAGATAAGATTCTTTCTGACGCGCTTGGTTCAGATACAGCCCGAGTAATGTCGGTTGCTGGAGATGGAGCGGCTATCGGAAGGAGAGCGGTATTAGTTAATGCTAAAAGTACTTCATATGAAGTTACTTCACCTTTAACTGATGTCGTGGCAATATCAGGAGAGGCTGTTGCCGACTCTGGTTTAGATTACGGTGTTTGGTTAGCAGGTAATACTTCTGTATCAACTACCTTAAACGGAACTTCAGTTGATAACGCGGCCGCTTCTACTAATGGCGGAGTGGCGCATTTACATGTCACTGCGAACACTCGCAACGGCACAACTGTTGCAAAAGTTCAGTCCTCTGCCGACAACTCAACATGGGCTGACTTAGTCACCTTTGCAACAATTTCAACCACCACACTTACTTCAGAAAGAGTAGTTGTAGCGGCTGGAACTTCTGTACCACGTTATTTAAGAGCGCAAGTAACTCCAGCAGGAAGCACTGGCGCCTTAACTGTATCTATCGCATTCTCAAGGAGATAAAAAATGCCTACATTTCGTCATGGTAAAGCCGCCGTCTTCAAAATTGATGACTCAGGCGGAACGTTAAGAAACATCTCTGATGCTCTTAACTCGATTTCATTCCCACGCGAGGCCGAAGTTTTAGAAACGACCTCTTTTGGCTCATCAGATAGAACTTACATTGTTGGTTTCAAAAACGGAACTATTTCAATCGAAGGTTCATTTGATGCAACTTATGATGGTTACCTAGCAGGAGTACTTGGACAAGACGCTACATTGTCTTTCGAGTATGGTCCTGAAGGTTCAACATCAACATACACAAAGTACACAGGTGAGTGCATTCTGACCTCTTATGAATCAACTGCAGGAATTGGTGACGTTGTTTCCATTTCAGCAGAGTTTCAAATAAGCGGTGCTGTAACTCGCGGTACTTACTCATAATACTTAAATTAGTAGTAGAATCCCGCTAACCGAGTCCAACGAGACCAAAAGGAGAAATCGTGTCCATCAGAGACCAAATCTTAACCGCTCAAGATATTCCATCAGAATTGGTGGATGTTCCAGAGTGGGGCGTAAAAGTAGAAGTTCGTGGAATGACAGGTGCCGAGCGCACTCGTATCATGGACCTAGCAATTGATAACAAAGGTGGAGTTAATCTTCAATTTGTATATCCTGAAATTGTAATTGCTACCTCTTTCGATTCTGAAAAAGGCGAACAAATTTTTAAGCCAGCAGACCGCGACGCCTTATTAGCCAAAGCCGCAACAGCGTTAGACCGCTTAGCCGCTGTTGGTATGAGGTTATCGGGATTCACCCAAGAAAGTGCCGATGAGGTGGGAAAAGATTCCTCCGCAACGGCTACAGAAGATTCGTCTTCGAACTAGCAGAACGCCTTGGTAGAACTGTCGAGGAACTTTTATACGGCAGTTCAACCTATAAGGCTATTTCCGCTTATGAATTATCTGAGTGGGAAGCGTTAGAGCGGTTGCGGATATGGGAGCAAGAACAAGCGGCTAAAAAAAGGAAGTGAATTTAGATGGCAGTAGTAGATGTGTTGGCGCGTCTTAAGGCAGACACCTCTCAATTTACATCTGCGATGGCTAAGGCCGAAGCCTCAACTGAACGATTTAATAAAACCGCTAACGGAACATCGAATTTTTTAGGTGGTAAATTTAAGTTAGGCTTTTTCGCTGCCGCGACAGCCGTTAGCGCTTTGGCAATAAAACTAGGAAAAGATTCTGTACAAGCCGCACAAGTAGCAGGAGCGGCACAAAATCGTCTTGCTCGTCTTTTATTAACGACTGGCGGAGCAACTGAAGCCCAAATAGCCGTATTAAATAAACAAGCGCAAGCATTAGAGCGTTTAACTGGTATCGCATCTGAAAATGTAACTGTTATTCAATCTCAATTAGCGACTTTTGATTTACATGGAAGTACTATTGGAATGCTTACTCCTGCCATTCTTGATTACGTTGTTGCTGAAAAGGGAGCCGCGGCTTCTGCTGATGAATTCCGTGCTATGACTAACGGATTAGCCCAAGCGTTAAATGGCCAATTCGCCTCTTTAACTCGTACTGGTTTTGTTATGGACAAGGCAACAAAAGAAACTATTAAATCAGGTACTGAAAACGAAAGAGCGGCAGCAATCGTTAAAGTTCTAAGTTCCACTTATCAAGATTTTGCTAAGAACGCTTTATCCCCAGCACAAAGGGCTCAACGAGATTTAACTAAAAATATAGATGATACAAAAAAGGCTTTAGGTAATGCTTTAATACCAGTTATAGGCCAAGCCGCTGGGGCCATTAGTCAAAAATTAAATCCAGTTTTTACACAATTACAAGCCAAGTTTTCAGATGGAACTTCAATACAACAATTCGTAGGCTTCGTAAAAGGTTTGATAAAAGATATTGGGGACTTCGCCAAAGCAGTTGCTTCGGTATTCGCCCCAGTCTTTACCGCTTTGATAGTTCCAGCAATCAAATTGGCTATTGGGGCTGTCGTAGGTTTCATAAAAGTATTAGGGTCTATTGGTAGATTTATTCAAAACAATATAGTCGTATTCCAAACATTAGTCGGGGCAGTCGTTGCGGTTACAGCGGCTATGGCGGCATACATAATTCAAGTGAAAGTATTTAATGCTGTAAGTAAAGTAATGCTTTTCATGCAGGGTGCTCAAGCAATAGCAACAACTAAGTTACGTAAAGCCTTTTTAATGCTCAATGCCGCTATGCGTATGAATCCAATCGGTTTAATCGTTTCGGCTGTAGCCTTATTAGCAACTGGCTTTGTAATGTTATGGAATAGGTCAGAATCTTTTCGCAAGATGATGATTCAAGTAGGTAAAGCGGGATTAACTGTATTTAGTGCTTTAATTAAGTTCGCAGGGATTTACGCTGAAGGAATAATGAACTTAGTACTTGGACCTGTAAAACTATTCTTAAAGGCTATGAGTTTTATTAGTCCTGAAGCCAAAGAAGCCTATGGAAAATTAAAAGATTTTACTAATAATGTTGGCGGGTTTTTTGATAAAGCCTCTAAGAAGGTTGAAGATTACAGAAGTAATTTAGATAAGTTGAATAAGCCTATTAAATTAGATGTTAAGGCTAAATTAGGCTTAGGTGCTGAAATGCCCGACCTAAGTGCGCTCGGTAGTTCAGACCGCATATTCGGTGACCCTGCAAAGACAAAAGGTCTTAAAAAAGGATTACAAGATACTTTAACTGATGTTATGAAGGGCTTTAACGACTTTATCAACAATGACTTCCGTAAAGGTTTTGAAGAAGGTTCAGATAATGCCCGCGATACAATCTTAAAAAGCCTAGATGAAATAAAGAAAGTATTTGATTTTTATGGCAAGGATTTATCAGGTCCTGCCGCTAGAAAACTTGAAAAAGGGTACAACAAACTAAATGACACTATCCGTGGCTTTATCCCACAAGCCGAAGCGAACGCTAAAGCAATCGAAGAGGTGACGAAAAAATTAGAGGCGGCTCAAAGAGTTTATGAAGATGCTTTAAGGTCTAGAGCCGATGGTGCGGCTTTATTAGCAGAAGTTTTAAGAAATCCTTTCGGCGAGCCAAGCGATTTAACTAAAGCCTTATCAGGGGCGGAAGCCGATGTTGGTTCCATAATTGGAATGTACGATAAATTAGCCGATGCTATTAGTAAGCGATATGAAGGCATAGACCCAGCGGCTAGCCAAAAAATGATAAAGTTCTTAGAATTACAAACTAAGCAACTAATCGTATTAGCCAAGCGTAGAGAAACAGCAGTAAAACTATTAGAACAAGCACAAAAGAATTTAGAAGATGTCTTATCTGAGCAGTCAGACTTTAATAAAACAGTAGCAGGAAATCTAAGGGCTTACGCGACTGCTTTAGTAGATTTATCTAAGGCCGATAGTGCGGCAGTTTACAATGTCGCTAAGACTGCAACAGGTTATGTAATTTCACAGATAAAGGCTTCTTCATCAGGTATTGAATCTATCACTAAGCAATTAGAGGATAGATTAAAGATGATTACTTCCTTCTCATCTAATATCAAAAAGTTACTTTCAGCAGGATTAAATCAAGAGTATGTCCGCCAATTATTAGAGGCAGGACCTGAAACTGCGGCTTTAACTGCGGAGACTTTAACTGCCGCGAGCGCTGACCAAATCGCTTCCATTAACTCTTTGTATAGTCAAATTAACTCTGCTTCGACTACTTTTGGCACTGATATGGCAACAGTATTTTATGGCAATGCCGTAAGTATGGCGCAAGCCTTTGTTGCAGGAGCGCAAGCCGAGGTTGAATCTATTAACGCCCAAATGACTTTCATTAAAAATTCTATCGCTTCCGTTCTTGCTCCATTAAGAGATGAAGGTTATTCATTAGGAACTGACTTAGCGCAAAATATGGTTAATGCTTTAGAAAACCAAAGAGGTAGTTTAGTTGCTACCGCTCAAAGTATTGCCGACCAAATTGTTGCCACAATAGCCGCGGCTTTCGCTCAACTCGGAGGCTTCAAAGGCACAACAGGCGCAGGTGGCGGTAAAACTAACAAAACTGTAACCCCTGACCCAACTAAAGGTAAAGTTAATTCAAGTACTTTCAGTTACGGTTCAGGCAACCCTTATATGGCAGGCGGTAAGTATGTAAGCGGTGGCGGTTATCAAACTGGCGCAAATAATGTAAATGTAACTATTAACACTCAAAAAGTAACTCCAACCGTAACTCCTGCTGCTATTTCTTCTGCGGTATCTAGAGGCTATCAAAATTATAGGAGAACTAAATAATGGCAGTTACAACAG